CAATAACAGGACTTCCATTAATACTAACTACACAGTTTTCTAACAAAATAGTTGTTAGTTCTGACACTGTTTTATCAGTGTTATTCACTAAGTCTTTTTGGACATAACCAGTAGGAAGAACTACATCAACAGGGCCGACCTTACAATCTAAAGTAAACTTTCTCTTGTATGGGTCTTCCATTTTACGTACTTCAATATCGTGGTCAATATCTATCTTCACATCAAGGAACTTGTTTTCTTTAAGACAAACTCCTTGAATGTCTGCTGTTTTTCCAAAAGTTGCTTTGTAAATTCCCAACATAATGGCATCGCGGTCTCCCGCAAGTAATCCGTCAAGGAGTTCTTCTGTTGCTGGCATATCGCCAACTTTTACAGTTCCTCTTTGAAGGATTGTCAGAATTGCTTTACCCATACTTGTAGTACGAGCAATTGCTTCTTCATCTTTGCCGTTAAGTTCTCTTACCTCAACTGTTTTGATGACTTCCCCAGCGGGATTCAAATACCCGCCAGGGAGAGTCACCAAATTATCAGAAGGAGACATGACCGCTACAGGCTCTGGCATAGTGTCAACACTTGCCAAAGTTTGAGCAACCATCTGGTTTACAAGGTCTGGATTTTCTGCTGCTTTTACAGTGTTACCTGTTTTTGTACTCAATTTGTATACCTATCTTTCTTGTATTAGGAAATTGCTGGTGCTGGTGTAAATACTCCTGCGTTAAACGTAGACCATGAAGCATCGAAACCTTCATGAACAAGAGTCATCTGCTCTACGAATAGAGAGTTGTCTCCAGCGTTTAGGTCAGAGTATGCCACTGCTGTAGGCCAAGCGTTGTAAACTTTGAAACGCATTGCTACGTCGTCTACACCTTCTTTAGCCTCTGCAACAGTTGGAATTGGGTGTGCAAGAACCTTGATTTCAACATCGCAACGGAAGTCTTGAGCAACGCCACGACTAGCACCGCCTTGAACAGTTGCGAATAGGTTTCGCATCCAATCCCACTGAGCCTTCTTACCCATCATTACACCATGTTGAAGTGTAATAGGTTGGAAAGAGGTTTGACCAGGGATTTGGTGAACAGTGGTGTTGTAGCCACCTTCACGGTAAGGAATCGAGTCTGTTGTTACGGCTAACCCTGACACTGAGGTAAAACCCATAGTGGCAGTTGTAATGCCACTTAGGTTTGTTGCGTTTGGGTTTACCGCTGCGAACGAGACAAGAAACCGAAAGTTACGAATCGGGTCAGTAGCAAGTGCTGAACGATTCTGGTAAATAGTTGCCATTTATCTGCATCCTTCTTTCTTAGTTTGCTGTCTTCTGGCTCAAAGTGATAATCACAAATTCGGCTGGATATTGCAAAGCAACTCCAACTTCAATGTTCACTTCGCCTTGAGCAATCAGATTGTCAGGGTTGTTTTCAGCATCGCACTTAACGAAGAACGCTGCTGCTGGAGTTCCTCCACGTAGACCGCCTTGATTGCGGTATTCGTTTAGGAAACCTGTAATTGCGGTATTAATTCTTTCCCACAATTTTTCATCATTGTTTTCAAACAATGCGAATTGAGTTAGGTCGTTTAACTTCTTACGGATGTAAATAAGTGAACGACGCATGTTTACATACTTGTTTGCTGTTCCGTCTTGAAGCAAAGTACGAGCACCCATTACTGAGATACCTGCACCTGGCAAAGCACGGATTGCGTTTACTGGGGCTGAAGAAGAGTTCATGCTATCTAGTTCTGTAGATGTAAATACTCTTTCTAGAGAGATGGCTCCTTGAACAGTTGTACCAATACCTGCTGGGGCTTTGAATGGACCAGTAACTGCGTCAGTATTCATATAAATACCTGCTATTGCACCTGATGGGCCAACTTTGCGGATAGCACTGCTGCTACGACCAACAGGGTCAGTTATGTAGTAATGAGGGAAATACACAGCAGAAACACCTGCACCTACTAGAGCAGTTGCAAAAGTTTGTGCTTGTGCAACTGTGCGTGAGGCTGGAGTTTCAAGAATAACAAAGTGAATACCCTTAGCAAATGCCCAGTCGCCAAGTTCTTCATAAATAGTGATTGCATTTGCTGAACCAATAACAGTGTCTACTGCTGGTAAAAACAGCACTAGAGGACGGTCAATTGTGTCAAAAGCAGCAGCAACACCTTCTACTGAACTTTGGTAATCAGTTAGTGTTACAGCAGTTCCGTTACTTCCTGTGGTAAGTGGATAAACAGCAGAAGTACTTGGTGCGTTTACTAAATCCACTACATCTACAGATACATACTTAGAAACTAAATTAACTACAGTTTCAATGAAGTCTGATGATGTCTCAGAATCAGTTCTGATGTTGTCGTATGACTCAAGAACAGTGTCATTAGTAATGTCAGACCCAGTTCCTGCAACGCCTTCTTTGTATACAACAAAGTCGTAATAGCCAGCACCTGCTGTACCTGCTGATAACTTAACACGGAGGTTGTTTCCGTCAGTTCCTTTGTCTTTTGATACTACGTTCATTACTGTTCCAGAACCAGAACCACGACCTACAGCAACGGCTGCTGCTGCTGCGTCTGCACCAAGCATACGCTTTACGTATAAATCGCGTCCTCCGTTTTGGAAGAAAGCAGCAACTTGGAAAGTTGCTGGGAAGGAGGCATTGTATCCTCCAAAAATCTTAGTAAATTCATACCAAGAACTTACCAAGGTTGCAGTGGTTGGACCACTAGCAAATGGGGCAGCAACTGCACCTGCAGCATTTGCGGTTCCTGCAACAGTGATTGGTGCAGGAAGCAAGCGTTCACTGATGTAAACACCTGGGCGTTTGTAAACGGCCATTTCTTTTTTCTCCTAACTAGTTGTTTAAAGTTACTACGAATTATTACGAAATTGTAAAACTACCTGGACCAGCAAACTCACCACGAGGTGTAGGTTGTGGACCTGACAAGTTGATTTCCTGTACCTTGTAAAGTTCTTTGTATTGTGTAAGCGGCATCTCACTTGAGACACGCACTGTTATTGCGTTGATGAACAAACGCTTTGCTTGTTCAACAGTATCTCTTTTCGAGACATCTAACACATCGAGACGACGTACTGTCGTATCTTCAGGTGATAGAGACCCGAATCTAAGCGGCAATCTTGTAAACAAGAGTTCGCTTAAAATCTGTCTGTCATGCCGTGGTTGACGGGCATATGTAGTAATTTGGTAATCAATATTTATAGGGATAGGCATTGATACTTCCCATCCTTTATTCGCTGGAAGATTTGCTGGCTTTAAATACTCTGGGTCAATAAACCCACGCATTGCACGAGCACGGTCTTCTGATATATCTATCATATCAATAGTAATGTATGGGTAAGACTGGTCACGAACTTCTTGGTCAGGCATACCAAACCAAACACCCACAGGACGAGGGGTTCCCTCATCGTTGGCTCGTTGGTCTAATACGGTGATTCCTTTTAGAAGTTCACGTAATGCTTTGTCTTCTGTTAAGAATAAAGGACCTAGACTCATAGAGCACCTCCTAGAAGTTGTTTTGCTCTCCGCAACAAAAACTTTTCAGACTCTTCTAGACGATTGCTAAATCTACGAATGGCAGCAGTAGGCTGCGTACTTGGAGTGCCGTACTCAAGATTTTCGGCTTCAGCCTTTACAGAGTCAGGGATATCAACAACAAACTTGTTGCCCTTGTAAACAACGCGAACTCTGTTAGCGATTTTTTCAGACCATCCGCTGGCTATGCACTCATCCCTTAGTTGGGCTGTCATAACCTTGCTGGTTTCTTGTGCTGCTTGCTTTACGACCTCTTGGAAGTTAACGGTTTTCATAACGTGACTTTTTCTTCATCGTCTTGGTAAGGGCCTTAGTACCTAAATAACCAGCAAGCAATCCCGCTATAAATGTGTGCTGACTATGAGGTCTTAGACCAAACATTCCTTTGACGAATTCGTCACGTTCATGGGCATTATGAATATCAGTAATCTGTTCATACCATGGTGTAGACATACCGCAGTTCCCCTTACAGGTAGCAAATAATCAGCAAGTAAAGCAGTGATTCCCGCATGGCAATCACTAATGCAAGGATAAAGAAAAAGCCACCCTAAGGTGGCCTTAACTTTTACTTCTTTTTACGTTCTTGCTTATCTTCGGCTTTCTCACCCTTTTTTACCCTCACGGAGAAGAGGTTTACTTGCCATTACTTACTTTTTGGCTTTGGTTTGGACTTTTTGCTGCTGTCTTTTTTGGCAAACTTTTTGTTTGCTGCAGCAAGGGTCTTCATACCATGCTTGTCTTTTGGCTTCATGCAGCCACAGGTAGCACACATTACTTCTTCTTTGCCTTACAAGTCTTGCAAGTACCACAAGTACAGGCTTTGCTTTTAGCCTTTGTCTTTGGACCCTTACCGAATCCTGGCTGACCCTTTTTCTTTCCACATCCACATGCTGCACACATTATTTCTTACCTTTCGTTGGTTTGGCGACTTTCTTTTTTCCAGAACCTTCAGGTACACAGTTCGGAACTTTTTTACCGTTCTTGTCTTTCATCCCTACTTGGACATAACCTTTCCAACAGGGGTCTTTAGCCATAGTTTTTGCCATTATCGGCCTTGTTTTCTGTGAGAGTTTTGTTTGTGATAAGACTGTACTGCTTTAACGCCTTGCTTAACATTCTTAACCCCTGCCACTTTAGTGAGGTTAATTTTGTCGTACTTTTTTAGTTTGACGTTTGTGTGCTCTACTACAACGTCTCCTTTTTTATTTTTTGAAACTTTATGGGTTACATGAGCCTTACGACCAGGAACGCCAATAGCAATAGTTACTGGCTTTTCTGGTTTAACGTCTTTCTTTTTTTCAGCCATTAGTTCTGTGCCATAACTACCCAGTTAGTTCCATTACAAACTAACGTGGTCCATTTACCTGCTGTATTAGCAGAAAAGAGGGTAGCAGCAGGAGTTGCAGTTGCTAATGGAAGCACGTTGCTAGAAGCAGAGGTTACTGCTCCAACATTAATCGTCTTGAAATTTAAGACTCTTCCCGCAAAAGAAGCAGCAGTTGGCAAAGTAACTACAATTGCAGAAGCAGAGTTAAAGATGACGTACGTATCAGTAACTGCTACAGAATAAGTAGCAGCAGTAATAGGGGTAGTTACTGCAGCAACTGCAAACTTTTGGTGCTGTGTAATGCTAGAAACTGGGGTTGTTAAAGTTCCTGTAAAGGTTGGTCCTGCAATTGGAGCCTTTAAAGTGTCTTGCCCGTCTAAATAATCTAGAGACGCATTAAGAGCAACGTCCCAATCTAAATCGCCTCTACGTGGTTTATTCAGAGTCATCTGTTACGACCAATTTGGCAAGAGTTTCTAGAGCAGTAGTGAGACGTTCTTTTTCACGCTCATCAACTGTGTCTAAAAGTTCCGCCTCAAGAACAGCCTTTGCTGCTTCATATTGTTCTTGATTTAGTGTCATCGTCCGTATCCTTCCATACCGAATTGTCCTGCACCATAACCCAACTCATCTGGTTCTACCCAGTCTTTCGTTGCTTCAAGTGCATATTGCTTAAACTGTGGGTCATTTACTAACTCATCAGAGTTTACCTCAGTACAGTCAATTGTTATTACCGCCCAGTAATAACCAAAGTGTCCACGAGGTAAAACACGTGTTGGTGTAAAGACGTTACCTCTGTATAGGATACGGTCTTTGATGTGTTTGTCAGGGTTTACTAGTAGGTCTGGCAAAAGTCTTTGAGCATCCCCAACATTTAAAACAATTCTGAGGGTGTCTACGACGTAAAAACCACGTTCGTTCATCTCATTGCTGCCTCGAATTAGTTGGGCAGTTACACAAGGCATATTAAAAGGCAAGGCCCAACGACGGCCTTTACCTGTGGTAGAACTTGAGACATCATAAATGTCATCAACAATGTTTACTCTATTATCGGTCATGTAATCTTCAGACCAACGGAACCAGTCAACGTCTACACCTACAGGGTGTTGTAAATCTTCTTTAATACTCTCGTAGATTCTTTTGGACTCGTAATCGAGGTTAAAGCGACCTTGGAGTTTACTGCCTCGCATTACATCTCCTTATAGAAGTTTAAATTCTTCTTTAGACGTTCGTCGTTAGGGTCTATGTTAGACGCTTCTTCACCAAACTTCAGGGCATCTTCCTTCAAACCTAGATGGTATGAGGAAATTGCTGCCATATCGTACGGGAAAGAACCCCAAGCCTTAGGCTCATTTAAGTATTGCAATGGCTTCTCTTTAATGTCCAATGCTCGTAACGCCATTTGACGGCATTCGTTCCACATTTGTTGCTCGTAGTAATACTCAGCCAAATCAACCAATGGTTCTCTTGAATCTGGGGCTTCATTATTAGCCTTTTTGTACCATTCTTCACGTTCAGGTCCTTGAGAACATTTTGCAATGTACCTCATAGAAGCAGCACGTTCGACGTTCCACATAGCCCTTGGCAAAGCAAGGTGTCTTTGTAGTTCTTCTTTAGCCTTATCGCACATACCGTAGTAGTAATACTCACGCCCTAAATAATGAGCGTTTCTATCATCATGCGGGTCTTCTTTTGTTGCGAGTTCTAATAAAGGGAAATACTGTTTTCTTGATTTTGTATTGTCTGGATGATGGTGGATTTCTAAACCAGCCCAATGTTGAACTTCGTCAATAATGTAAGTGTTTAATACTTCGTGAACTGGGTGTTTCCAACGATACCCTTGTCGGGTATGGATTTTATCTCCACCGTAAGTCAATCCTTCAGAACCATCGTCGTTCCAAGACCAGGTGTATTTGTAGCGAATACGAGTAGCAGTAGGTGGAACAGACTCAAGATGAGTTCTCCACCCTGGAACAAGTACTTCATCCATGTCTAACGCAATGCAATAGTCAATGTCTAAAGGCAAAGCAGCCATAGAAGCATTACGAGCATCGTCAAAACGCCAAGGTTTAATATTTACTGTAATAACGTTTATACCTAAAGATTTGGCTTTTTCAACAGTTCCATCAGTAGAACCAGTATCTGCAATAAGTAGATAGTCTGCTTCTTTTGCTGAGTTGTACCAGGGTTCGACAAATTGTTCTTCGTTTAATGCGATTGTGTAGACCGCAATTTTCATTTGTGCTCCGTTATTTACAGTCTAGTGATTGAATTTCCCATATTTGAGTGAATATTGCAGTTGTAATATGTGGTTGTTGGGTAGTCATACTTTACGGTAATTTGAACTCGACGAGTAGTTGCACCTGCAGACCAGGCTGTTGCGTAGTCACTGTAGGTATTGTAAGTATTGACTCCTATTGTGTAAGTAACGCCTGTTTGTGAGCCTAATGCTGTGGCTGGATTGTTTTGAGCGGTAGACAAATAAAAAGGGTGTCCATCTACGGTGTCATTTGAAACATCAAAAACATACTGAATTCCTGGCAAAAACTTTAATACTGGGTTTTGAACGCCATCAATAAAATAATAGTTAGTACCTAAAACAGAAGCAACAGACACAACATGAGTTATAACTGCAGCACCTGTTAAGCCAGTACTACCAGCAGGTCCTTGGGCTCCAGTAGGTCCTGTTGGTCCTGTCGGTCCTGCAACTGTTGATACGGGTCCTGTCGGACCTGTGACAGTAGAAGCAGCACCTTGTGGTCCAGTAGGTCCTGTTGGCCCTTGCAAACCTGTTGGTCCTGTAGGTCCAGCACCCCCAGTTGGTCCAGTAGGTCCAGTTGTACCAATAGAGCCTATTGGTCCTGTTGGTCCTTCTGCTCCTGTAGGACCAGTTGGTCCAGTTGGTCCACCTGAAGGTCCAGTTGGTCCAGTTGGACCTGTTGCACCTTGTGGTCCACCTGAAGGTCCAGTTGGTCCAGTAGGTCCAGCAGTACCTGCGGGTCCTTGTACACCCTCAGTAGCACTTACCCAAACAGAGCCATTCCAATACTTTAATGTAGCCATTAGGTCAATCTACTCCAATACGCATGAGTAATTCCACTAAAAGTATTTCGTGTTGCAGGTAGGTCAGAGGTTGCGTTTGCATACCCCACTACTCTTGGAGATAAATTCATAATTGCTGTTGAAGCAGCACCAAAGTTAACAGCAGCAAGTTGAGGGGTAGTAGATGCCACTACTACAACCGCTACTGCGTATCTGTTTCCAGCCACTAAGTTATAAGAAGTTGGGAAGCCACCAGTTGAGTCAAGTGCTCCAGTATAAACAGTGTTTGCAACAGTAAACCGAGAAGAGTCATTATTAGTTCTAGCAACTAGTGTTGCTGTTGTTCCATCAAACGTGTAAAGCCCAAATCTAACTAAAGTTACTCCAGAAGCAGGAGTTGAACCAGAAGAAAAAGATATG